GAGCCTTACACAGACCCAGACAACGAGGACAAGGCGCTCGTCAGGCGACTGCACTACTGGTACGAGGAGGGCGCGGTCTCGACCAAGAGCGACGACCCCGACGAGCCCCTCGCGGCGGACCACCCTGAGCTTGAGCAGCCTGAGCTCATGCGCCAGGTGTGGAGCGAAGAGGAGGTGCTGGTCAACAACGACCGGCTGTGGGAGCAGGACGAGGAGGTATACCAAGTTCTCAACGAGGCGGCCCAGCTGCCCCCGGAGATCATGGACATACCCATCTTCTGGTTCAAGAACATCTCCATGGACGGACAGCCCTTCGGCAGCTCCGACCTCCGGGGCTTCGAGCGGCTCTTCCGCGGTATATCGCAGCAGGTGACCGACCTGAACGTGGCGATGGCCCTGGACGGCCTGGGCCAGTACGTCACCGACGCGCCGCCGCCCACTAACACCGACGGGTCTGAGAGCACCTGGACCATCGAGCCGGGCATGGTGCAGCAGGTGCCCAATGGCAACTTCTTCAAGCGAGTCGAGGGTGTGGGATCGGTTCAGCCGATGCTCGACACCATCAAGCACTCCGTGGACAAGTTGAACCAGGCTGCTGGCTTGACCTCGGTCTCACAGGGCACCTCGGCGCCTGGTCTCGCCGGCAATCCGCAGGCGTTGGCGGTCGCATTCTTGCCCACGCTCGCCAAGGTCCAGGAGCGAGACCACTTCGGCGTCGCTCGGTTGAAGATGGTCTTCAAGATGTGGACCGACTTCCGCGAGGCCTACGAGAATCGGACCTGGCCCGCCAAGCTGGAGATCTTGGTCGAGATCGGCGAGAAGCTGCCCCAGGACCGCACGGCGCGGGTCAACGAGCTGAACAACATGCTCGACCGTAACATCATCTCCAAGGCGTACTACCGCGAGGAGATGACGAAGCTCGGCTACGAGTTTCCGGACGACATACAGGACCAGATTGACGAGGAGCGCGAGGACGAGCTCAAGTACAACGCGCCCGCCGGCAACGAAACAAACGTCCCCGCAGAGACCGCTCTTGCTGCAGCGAGCGCGGCTTTGCAGGGTGGTGGGGATCCTGATCAGATGCCCACCGGGGTCAACGGACAGAAGTCGACGACTCTGCCCAAGAAGCCCAACCAAAGTAACAACAAGAAGAAGACCAACGAGTCCGACGGGACAGAGTCTGGTCAACCTCTTGCCAAGCAGACCACAGCCAAGACCAAGTAGGGCGCGAGGCCCGGCGGTGACAGAGAGGAGAAGCGCGATGCTTCCCAAGAGTGAGCTGGCCCCGTGGCTCAAGAGCGTGATGCTCTTCGGCTACGAAGACCCGACCGATCCCCCCGAGGGTGAGGGCGGAGAGGGCGAAGGTGAGGGAGAGGGCGAAGGCAGCGAGGACGAGGAGAAGGACAGCCTCGACAAGCTGCAGAAAGCTCTCAAGGCCGAGCGCCTGAAGAACAAGAACCTCGAGAAGAAGCTGAAGGGCGTGACGCCCAAGGCGACGACCGAGGAAGGCGACGAGGAAGAGGAGGAGAGCGAGCAGGACGCTGGGAAGGGCAAGCCGAAGGCACCGCGCAGTGCAGCTGCCCGTGCGGCTGAGGCCAAGCTCCAGAAGCTCCAGACCGCTTTCGTCAAGAGCTCGTTTGCCTCGACCGTTCGCTCCATGGCCACCAACTTCGTCGACCCCGACGACGCGGTGGCCGCGCTGGACATGTCCATGATCACACACGAACAGGACGAGGACGATCCGTCCAACATCGTGTGGGACGAGGCGGAGATCAAGACCGCTCTCAAGGATCTGGCCAAGAGGAAGCCCCACTTCCTGCAGTCCGGTGAGAAGGACCCCAAGACTCCCACACGACCGAGCGGATCGAAGTTCGCCGGCGCGCGGAAGCCCAACACAACCGACCCGAAGGCAGAACTGCAGGGCTACCAATCGCGGTTCCCCGCGATGCGGGGCGTGCGGCCTCCACAGGGATAAACAGAGAGAGTAGGTGAACCACCCATGGTCGATGCTCGGTATGACAAGGTCAATCCGGACGTCGGGCTGTTCCGGGCTCCGCTCGCGGCTGACATCAGCAGTGGCGCGGTCAGCTCCAGTGGCGGCTACGGCCCGGTCGCGGTCTCGCTGAACGCGAGCGGCCAGGTCGTCATCGGCACCGGCGGTCAGTCCGGCTTCGTCGGAGTGATGGTCAAGAACTTCCCCAGCTACCCCCGACTGGGCAACATCCCGGGACAGCCGAACCTGGCGGTCCCGATCGGTGGTAAGGCCGGCAACATCGTCGACATCATGACCGCGGGTGAGATCACCAACGGAACTGGCTGGGTCGCCGGCACGGCGTACTACGCCGGTGCAGACGGCACTCTGACCACCAACCCGGGCGATGGCGCGCTCGCCGGCTGGACCGTCGGCGCCGACCGCATGGTCGTTCGCGCTGACGTCGGCGGTGTGCCGGGCAGTGGCAGCAGCGGCACCACCGCGCTCGGCACCCCGGTCGCCAACACCGTGACCGAGACGCCGATCCAGACCATCAACCTGACGGCCAACGAGGTCGTCGCCGGCTCGATCTACGAGCTGAAGGGCTCTGGCGTCTTCAGCGCCACCGGCACGCCGACGCTGCAGTTCACCGCCCGACTGGGGGGTATCGCGGGCACCTCGCTCGTGACCTTCGACACGGCGCCGACCATGCCGGCGATCGTGGGCGCCTCGTTCGACTACGAGCTCACGGTGAACTTCCAGTCGGCTACCAAGGCGACCGCGAAGCTCAAGGTGACCGCGGACAGCTCCATCACCACGGACGCCGTCTCGATCTACCTCAAGACCACGGCCGCTCAGGTCACGGTCGCGACCAACGTCACCCAGACTCTGGGTCTGGACGTCACCTGGTCGGTGGCCTCCGCGTCCAACACCCTCACCGTGACCCAGGCCCGCGCCGGCCGGGTCGCCTAATCCCCGAAAGGAGGAAACCACACATGAGCAACACCAATCTCCTGTACGGGGAGACTGAGGTCTTCCACAAGAACCCGGTGACCTGGAAGAACCTCTTCGCTCGGATGCTCGAGGGCGAGGACCTCAAGCAGATGATGCTGCGAGGGTACGACGAGGGTACCCTGGAGCGGTCCGACGTCCTCGTCCAGGCCGCCGACGGCTCCGACATCAACGAGATCTGGACCGAGATCCAGCAAGTGCTGTCGCTGTGGAACAGCCAGCGCAACCGACTGATCGACTACCTGACCTTCCCGGTCGACGAGGTCATCAGCTACGTCGGCGTCCCGGTCGAGGTCGACTTCGAGGAGGCCTCGGAGTACGGCAAGCCGGTCGGCATCCGCGGCGGTCAGTTCTACTACCGCGGGTACGACTTCAAGTTCTACGACCTGGCCATCCGGTACACCTGGATGTTCCTGGCCGAGTCGACTCGGCAGCAGATCGACAACTACACCAACATGGCGTTGGAGGCGGACAACCGGCTGATCTTCAAGAAGGTCATGTCGACGATCTTCAACAGCGCCAACGGTGTGGGAGTCGCGGACCGCAACATCCCGACCACGGTGTACAAGTTCTACAACGGCGACGGCGAGGTGCCGCCGGCGTACAAGAACATCACCTTCACCGGGTCCCACACCCACTACTACACGTCGTTCTCGCTGCCGTCTGGGATCAACAACGCGGCCCTCCAGCCGCAGACCCTGGACGACCTGGAGAACGACTTCTACAACCACGGCTACACCCTGCAGAACGGGTACGGCCTGGTCATCTGGGTGAACCGCACCGAGGGCTTGAGCATCCGTAAGTTCAAGGTCGCCAACGGTGCGCGGTACGACTTCATCCCGAACGGCGGGGTCGGCGGCGGCGTGATCCTGCCCGCGTCGATCGGCATCGTCGGTCGCCCGGATGGATCGCCGATCGACGGCTCCATCGGCACGTACGGCCCCTGGGTCGTCATCGAGGAGCCCTACATCCCGTCGAACTACGTGGTCGCTCTGGCCTCCGGCGGCGAGCAGAACCTCAACAACCCGGTCGGGTTCCGAGAGCACACCAACCCGGTGTACAAGGGCCTGAAGATGGTGCCTGGGCCGGACGGCAGCTACCCGCTGACCGAGGGCCACTACCGCCGGGGCTTCGGCACCGGCATCCGCCAGCGGGGAGGTGGCGCCATCGTGCAGATGGTGAACAACTCCTCCACGACCTACACGGTCCCCGCCGTGTACAACTCGTAAGGGAGGTTAGGTCATGACCGACATGCAGGAGCCTCCGGAGCTGTTCGACCGCGACGGCAACAAGATCGTCGTCATGCGGAACTCCGACGGCACGCACTTCTCCAACCACCCGGACTACCCGATGGCCCTGGCTCTGCACCAGCAGGCCGAGGCCCAGAGGGCCGCCGAGGCGGAGAAGGCCTTCGCCGAGGCCGCCGCGGCGGCTGAGCCCGAGGTCGAGGAGGACGAGGCCGTCGCGGACGACAACAACGACGGCGTGGTTCAGTACGAGGAGATGACCTCCAAGGACCTCGTGACCGAGGCCAAGCGGCGCGATCTCAAGGTGCCGAGCGGCACCAAGCGCTCCGAGGTCATCGAGCTGCTCCAGCAGGACGACACGGAGAAGGCGGGTCAGTAAGGTGACGGATCTGGCCCCCGCGGATCTGGTACGTCTCCAGTGTGGTGAGTCCATCCCCGACGGTGGAGTCGACACCGACACCATGTTCACGGACGGCCAGATCCAGACCTTCCTCGACAAGTGCGCCCAGATGGTCAACGCCGCCACGGCGATGGCCTGGCGGGCTAAGATGGCGATGTACGCCGTGCAGGTGGACGTGGTGGAGGGCAACTCCCAGCGCCACATGAGCCAGGCGTACACCGCCGCCGAGTCTCAGGCAAAGTTCTGGGCCGCACAGCCCGAGAACAACGTGCTGATCGGTAAGTCCCGCCAGGTCATCAACCGACGTAGTATGCCATGGTGACCCGATGACACTAACCGCGCAACAGAGCATCGAGATCAAAGTCCGCCGGCGCAATCTGGTGGCCTACATAGCCGCGGACCCGGTCCAGGTCATTCTGACCCGGTACCCACGCATAGACGACGGCGCTGGTGGGTGGATCAAGGGCGCCGCGGTGATAGTGCCAGCGCAGACCATGCGGCTAATCCCCTACAAGCGTCGGCTGTCTAAGCTGACCGACATGGTCACTCCCGGCGAGATTCCGAACGTGCAGTACTCGCTCATAGCCCGATACGACGCGGACGTCGAGCGATACGATGAGTTCGAGCTCAACGGGGAGGCCCTGAAGGTCATCGGTGTGGAGCCGAAGAGCAAGATCCCCGACATGAGTGATCGTCTGACGATTTTGGTTGAGATCAGGGACGGAGCGTACTGATGGCTGGGGTCAGCGCCTTCATCTTCACTGACGTCAGCCTGGCTACTGCCCTCGCCGGCGCGGGCGTCGAGGTCTACCAGCAGGCTGAAGACCTCATGCTTCGAGTGGCTCAAAGCTCCCTGGAGTACGCCAGATCTAACGCGCCCTGGGAAGATCGCACGGGCGACGCCCGGGCTGGCCTGAACGTCGACGTGCAGTCCGACGGTGACAACATCATCATGCAGCTCTACCACACTGTCGACTATGGCCTCTGGCTCGAGGTCATCCAGAACGGCAACTTCGCGATCATCATGCCGACTCTGCAGGACTTCTCCTTGGCAGAGTTCGACCGACTGCAGGCTGAAGGGGGTTGATCTGGGTGACCGTGACGGCGAGACAGTGGGCGTACCAGACCCTCCTGGCGGACAAGGGAGTGCAGGAGGTCGTCGCTGATCGGGTCGCGGCTGGCCAGGGCATGATGACCGCTCAGACTCCGAAGCCGTTCATCGTGCTGAAGTTTGGCAACGTCAGCGACGAGCAACAGTTCGACGACTGGGACATCCCTCAGCGGCCCAACCGACAGTTTCTCGAGGTGTGGTGCCACGACTCACGACCGTCGTACGTGAACATCGACACCCTCTGTGGTCTCGTCAAGCAAGCGTTAAGGACCTCGCAGACGTCGACGGACGCGCATATAATGGGAGTGAAATACCTCGAGACAAGCGCCGACATGCTCGACGAGTCTCTCGACACCGTGCTGCGATACATGCGGTTTCAGTTGATCATGTCCCAGTGAAAGGAAACACCATGAGTCTCGCGATTCTGAAGTACATCGGCGACTCCGCCAAGCGGATCTTCTCCGCGAAGGACCTGGCGGACCTCGGCGCGACCGGCGACCAGCTCAAGTCGCTGTCCGGCAACTCGGTCCTCACCTTCGTCAAGAACGCGGCGCACGACGTCGAGGAGGGCCTGGCGCACTTCATCGCCGAGCACCCCACGCTGGCCGGCGAGTTCCACCTGCTCAGCGACGACGAGGCCAAGGACGAGGCCGAGGTGACCAGCCCGGTCACCGAGGGCGCCGCGCCAGGTTCGACCGACCCCGCCGGTACCACCCCGGCCGAGGCCGAGACCTCGCCGGCGCAGACCGCGACCACCGAGTCGGCGGTCTCGACCGAGCCGTCCCCGGCAACCAGCGAGGTCGCCAGCGACACCGCTAACCAGAAGTCGTCGGGCGCCTGATCGCACGCGACCGATGACGCGAGGGGCCCTCTCAGGGAAGCCTGGGGAGGGCCCCTCGTCGCGTCGGCATCATGTCGTCGGGTCATTCGTCGCGCGACGATGCCTAAGTGATTAGGAGACCTGATGATCGATCTCAGATGTCCGGGCACGATGCACGCTCGCATAGATCTCGAGGCCAAGACCATCGAGTTCAAGTGCAAGCGTCGGGGGTGTGGGGCGGCTCCTGGAGTCATAGTTCTCCACACCTTTGCAATCGACTCAGGTCGACTGCTCTCCACCCGGCAGTTCCGTGACCCTGCGATGAGAGAGGAGTCAACACGTGACTCTGTCCAATCCATCCCTGCCCTTCGGCCTTCGTAAGGTCAAGGTCTACCCGATCGACTCGAGCAACAACGTCGGCTCGGGGGTCGTCCTCCCGGCCATGCAGATCTTCACCTTCAAGGAGGCCGAGGCCTTCGAGATCCTGAAGGGCGACGACCTGTCGCTCGCTAGCCACGGTGGCGGTCCGACCGTCACCTGGGAGCTGGAGTCCGGCGGCATCTCCCTGGCAGCCTACGCGGTCATCATGGGCGGCACCGTCGTGACGACCGGTACCTCGCCGAACACAATCCAGACCTACACCAAGGGAGCGCTCGACCAGCGGCCGTACTTCCAGGTCGAGGGCCAGGCCATCTCCGACTCCGGCGGCGACTTCCACTGCGTGGTCTTCCGCTGCAAGGCGGACGGTGGTTTCGACGGCGCCTTCACCAACTCGAAGTTCTGGGTATCGAAGGCCATGGGCACCGGCTTCGGCAACGTTCAGTCCGGCGGCGACCTTCGTCTCTACTCGTTCATCCAGAATGAGTCCGTCACCGCCATCGTCTAGTGACAACCTAGTATCCCGGCTGAGACCCAAGGAGTCCCAATGCCAACCTCACCTCGCAAGACCGCCGCGACCAAGCCCCAAGCGGCGAAGAAGCCCAGCGCCATCAGCGACTGGAAGAAGACGCCGGACCCGATCGAGTTGCCGTCAGGCAAGTGGATGACGGTCAGACACACCAGTCTCTCGGTGTTCATCCAGACCGGCCAGATCCCGAACAGCCTCATGTCCGTGGTTCAGGGCCAGGTCAACTCCAAGAAGAAGAAGTCTGACGAGGACCTGATGGAGGAGATCACCGAAGATCCCAAGGCCATCCAGGACCTGTTCGCCGTCGTCGACAAGTACGTCTGCATGGTGGCCATCGAGCCTGAGGTCAACCCCATGCCTCAGGACGAGGCTGACCGGGATCCGAACCTACTGTATGTCGACGAGATGGACGCCAGCGACAAGATGTACCTGTTCCAGCGGGCGGTCGGGGGTACCACCGATCTGGAGACGTTTCGTCATGAACTTAACGCAGGTATGGATCTTGTACAACAACGCGAAGACGTGGTCGTGCCGCCCAAGCGATCTCCTCGATCTCGACGACCCGTACAGTAGGTACTGCCTCGATGAGGCAGTAAGTTACTTCGGGGGCATGGTCGAGGGAGAGCTTAACCAGTGTGAGGGTAACGGTTCAGATCTCCTGCGTCAGAGACAGATCATCTTGGATTCATACTTCAAGGCTGAAGAAGAAGTACCCACAGTGGGCCTCTACGCCGACCCGGCCATGATGCTCGGCAGTATCAAGACGTAGGAGGTGTGGGGTGTCTAACCTGCTCGGCACGGTCAGCGGTCAGTTCAAGGTCGACGTCTCGCAGGCTGTAGCCGCCTACGCGTCGGCCAGAACTGCCAACGAAGCGACCATGACAGCGATGTCCAGGTCGTCGAAGGTAATCGGCGACCTGAGCAACATGTTCCTCGGTGTGGGAGTCGCCATCGCAGGCGCCCTAGGATACGCCGCGGACCAAGCGGGTAAGTTCAACGCGGAGATGGACTACTTCCAGGCTGTCTCCAAGGCCACCACCACACAGA